AGAACCTTAAGTAAACCGCCAAAGACTCCTTTAAGAACTCCAGTAATATCCGAGGCTTTTGATTCTCCAGTTATAAGTCTACCAATGGATCCAGTAACACTTAAGAATGCACTAGTGAGTCCACTTACTCCATCAGTAAAAGGCCAGATTACACTGACGAGGCCTTTGAAAACATTCCACACAGCTTTAACAATCGTAAACAGACCTTTTAATGTGTCTTTAAGATTCTGGCTATCTTCATCAGAAAGAGTAAGCGACTTAGCAAAGTTCCTTACCATTCGAGCTGCATATCTGATTGTCTCGGCATCTTTAATGTCAAAGACTTCCGAGAAGGCTTCAGCTACAATTTTAGCAACATTTACAATGCTAAGAAAAACTATCTTGAGAGTTTCGACTGCTCTGCAAAGAGCAATGAAAATATCAGTAGCAATCTTATAGGCTTTACTTTCCTGATCGATCTTCGTTTTATTAAGCGCGTTTGCTAAATCAAGTAGTTTCTGAGAAATTGCAAGTATAACTTCACCAAATGAAGTACCAACGGCATTTATACTCTGAAGTTTTCTTGTTGCATGACCGAATCCCTGTAAAACATAATTCAGTCTATCACCAAGGACACCAAGAACGACGGAAACTGCCTCCATTACATTCTTTATAGCAGTAAATATCTTTTCGGTTTCACCTATGTAACTTGATTTGCTCTCTTTTGAGAAGGTATTGAATGATTTGCTCAGTTTAAGAATCGTTGCGGTTAAACCAGAAGCTTCTTTTGCAGCATTCTCAAATGGCTCGAACACTTCATAGAATGCAACCCTTATAAATCTTAATCGACGATCAAGACCCTGAACCATGTTTGTAAGAATCTCAAGACTTGCTGAGAAATTTACGACGTCAACATAATGTTTAATTAGCTTAGCTATAGTATTTACGGTATTTGTGAAAGCATTGGCTATTGGATCCATTGATGCATTTACTTCGTTGATTCGAAGTCGAAGTGAGTTGAACATCTCAACCGCTGCTCCGCCCTGCTCAATTAATGGAGAAATAAATTTAGCACCGATTCTTGCTAAAGCTGCTCCGATATTAGATATCGCACCTGTAAATGTCGTATTAGCTTCTTTTGCGTGTTCTCCAAAAGCATCATCCATAGCAGCAGCGAACGTTTCGAATGATACTTCACCCTTCGAAACCATTGTTCTGACTTCGCTTTCGGTAACTCCCAAATAGTTAGCCAATGTAGCAGCGGCGTTCATACCTCTGGAAGCAAGCTGATTCAACTGATCGGCCATTACTTTTCCCTGACCAGCAACTGTAGTAAATACTCGACCTATGTCATCATAAGAACTGTTCGTCATTGCGGCAACACCAGCAACAGCTCTCAATGACGTAAACATCTGGTCGCCAGCTTCTAATCCAGAAGCGGCCAACTGTGAAGCAACCTTAGCAGCTGAGTCAAGACTATAAGCCGTTCCATCAACGGCGTCGTTTACGTTCTGCATTACAGCGGCAACTTTAGTTTCATCATTAAGCAGACCTTGAAGCTGAAACTGGGCGTTTTCAAGATTCATGGCTCTTGTTATACCACCACTGACAATCTTGCTAGATAGAAAACTCGTAACTTTACTTGCTAGATTTGTTATGGCATCGGTAATATTCTCAATTACTCTCATTCCTACGATTCCCATCGTTGAGAATCTACTTTCTAGTGATTCAAGGCTAGAGGCCATCTGAGAAAAAGTCACTTTGTTTGATGCTGAATTAATAGCCGTAAACATGGATGCTATTCCAGATAATCCGGTACTAACAGTATTGAAATTTAGACTAGATTTCAGTTTATCAAGCGTATTCATCGTAGTAGCAACGCCCTTTTCAAACTGAGCGTTGTCGAATTTCATTATAATGACACGATTATCTACTGTACTACTCAAGATTTAGTCACCTCCGACCATGCTGATTTTGCTATTTTATCGAATACTGGCCTTATAGCAGGATTAATATAATCTCGTCCTACCACATAACCACCGTTTCTGGTTCCATGACCATACTGTAAAAGAATTGCTATGCAATTACCATCAACAATATTGTTATTCACAAAAGTTATGGTAACTGAACCGTCAGTTTTCTTAATTTTATAGTCCCACGAAGCAGCTGTTTTACCAGTATCAACAGGAGTTGCCGCGGCAAGGGCAGCTACGCCTTCTCGACCATACTGATCAAGCGAGCTTAATGAGAAATTTTTGCTTCGTTTTAAAAACGATTCTGTATTATTGAAACTGCCACTTGTCTTTACTGAAATCATATGCGACTCTCCAATCGTTTATCCCCGTGTATTGTGTGCTTTTCTACGTGCAGCATTAAGAGATTTGTTTCTGGCCATTATGTCTCGTTTGCTCATCTTTTTAGGAGGAGTATTCTTTATGTTGCATACTTCAATAAGAGCGAGCAAACGATTAATATGCCATTTTTGGCACTCAAAAGGTATTTGCAAGGCCACCATCCAATAATAGATTAATTCTGAAGTGATGACTTCTCTACTATGCGACTTTTTCTGGTTGGAAATTTTAGTAGCAGTCATCGGAGCATTTATGTAATCATCAATTTCTTTAAGATTCTGATTCGTCAAACCTGAATAAACCATAGGATCGACATTTTGTGTTAATGTCATACATTTTATGTAGTCAATTAACTGTTCATTAGTCATCTTTTTGTTGTTGAGAAAAGATATAGTCCATTTTGATTCCCATTTGGAAATTGACAATAACGAATGCTCCAATGAAATACTACATTCTTTGGTGTAGATGAATTCTTCTTTTATTGGATCCCACAATTCTCTTGCTGGAATTGTGATTCGTAACATTTATGCCACCGATTTACTGTTTGGAAGTAACGAAAGCTGTTGTCTTAGCCTGTTCAATCGCCTTTTCATCAACCTGTAAATCTTTAGGAACTATACCAGTAACGAAGGCAACGGCTTCATCAGCGTTTGTAGACAAAAGCATAAACAACTCGCTATAAGCCTCAGTCTGAGTGAAGTTATCAAGGACTTCCTGGTTTTTAACAAAACGTCTTCCATCAGGAGACTTTTCACCGTAAGACTTGAGAATGAGATTCTTAAACATTGAGACAAGGCGAACCTGATCCTTTGTTTCGATAATCTTTTCAAGCATGTTCTTCAAACCGCCTTCAACAGAAAACTCCATTTCAGAAAGCTCGGCCTTTGTAAGATTGAAGTAGAAAGTCTCATTTCTCTGATTGCCATCAAAATCAGTATAGGTAATATTCTTAGCGTACATAATAAAATTACTCCTTTCAATAATAAACAAAAAATTAAAACACATTGATAAGTTGACGACCTCGCAATTAAGATCGCCAACAAATCATGTGTGGGTGGGTAAAAATTATTGGAAAATTAATTCCATTTTGAATTTAGCCTTCCGATGTTGCGAACAGAGTGATTACCTCTGAAGGAAGCGGAAGTCTGGATGCAGCGGTATCGCTACCGTAAAGAATCTTCTCGAATGCTTCAAGCTTGGTCTTATCAACCTTTGTAGAGTCGATGGTAAGGCAAGCTGTAGGTTTGAAGCCGGGAACATCTACAGGAACAGTAGATACTTCCCAAGAGAACGTAATCGCTTCAGGCGAGTCGTTGATTGTCTGGTATGCCTTCTCAGATACAGATGCGGTTGCTCCGTAAATCAGATGGATCTTGTAACCGTAATCGTTGCCTGCGGTGTCATTACCAACAACAGTCTGATACGAGAAACCAAATGCGCTTCTCTTCTGCTGTCCAGCCATAACGCCCTTAGCAATTTCAGCAGAACCATCACAAGCTGCCCACTCATCAGGATAAGTATAAGCTTCGATTGTTGCGCCGAATTCTTCTGTTGAACGAAGTGACAGATACTTAATGTCATCAGCATAAAGTGCAGTTTCTTCTGCGCCTGAAGGACTCTCTGTTACGGCAGTAAGTCCACTCCAAGCAACACCGTTATTATATGAACCGTCAGTCTTCTGAACAAACAGAACACCTTTCTTGACACCGGTTTCATACTCTCGAGTACCCGTTTCATCCCAAACGAGTGCTTTTGTTTCATCCATTGGTTATTCCTCCTTTTAAAAGTATAAACTAAATACATCATGATACAAATTGTCTGATGTATAACGCCTATCATGAACACACATATTAAATTCAACAAACATCTTTTCAATCATGTCGTGATCTGGATTGGAATCGATGTATGTGATAGTGTATTGATGCGTATATGAATATGTTTTATCATCCGCAAAACGAAGATCTCCCTTATCCAAATTGTAAATGAAGCATGGATACTTTATCTTGACTGACTCGGGTGGCTGGTAATACACATTCTTTGTTCCAAGGATAGAACATAGGCGACTATGTAGTTCTAATCTACTAGCCATTATATACACCACCAATCGTAAGAATTAGTCTAGGATACTGTATGTCAATACTTGTTATCTTCCATTTTGAATTTGATAGAACGATATATCGCATTGCCGAATAATTTTGATAGGCAAAGGAATCGGCTAGTATACTAACGGTATTGGTCAACGTCAAATCGTCATTTAGCGTTTCTGAAGAATTCCACTTTCGAACGTTACGAGTAAGATTACCGTAATAGGGTCGTTCTGCAATCTGTTCTTCCCATACGCCCGGTGAGACTTCTACCGTTTGTACAAAGCCGATTGTTGAATGAATCTTTGCCATTTATGTCACACTTTCAGATTAAGCTTCTGCAGCTTCCTCGATTTCAAGAACGAGAGCAGAGTAAGGCTTAACGAGCGCGCCACTGCATCTGGTTTCAATCAGGTACTTCTGAGCGTTGTAATCAATGTCGAAATCATCAAACATGTTTACAGCACCGCCCTTATCGGCACCAACGTTGTAGTCCTTAAGGTTTACAATGATACCAGCAAGAGGACGTGTCTTGGAATCCTCGCTGTCTGTTCTCTTAAGACCTTCCATAACAGGAACAGTAACGATGTTGGATACGCGAAGAGCCGTAGCAAGATCTGTCGTGTTGTTATACAGTCTTCTACCCATAGCATCCTCAAGAAGAAGCATGTCTGTAAGTACGTCTTCAGTTGTATAGAGTGTAGGATTACCAGAACCCTTGTAATTCTTACGCGACTTGATTGCTGCGGTAATGAAAGCCTTAGCCTTATCAGCATCGGTCGCGCCAGCAGCAACGGCTACAGGAACTTTTACAGAGTACAGGCTATCGTCAGTATAGATAGGTCTGATGTTTGTTTCGCTGATCTTATCATCGCTGGATGCGTTTCTGCCATCTCCAACAAGGATTGCTCTTGCGATTTCCTCATCAAGCATCATACGCATTTCAGTCTTAAGCCAAGCAACAACATCGAAGTCTGTAATATCAACAACGTCATCTCTGTCAAGCTTCTGCTTCTTATAAATTGTTGTAGGGGTAGTTGTTCTCTTGAGAAGAGCGAACACTTCATCCTTCTTTTTCTTACCCTTGATATAACCCTTTGCACGAGCTTCATCCTCAGTAATATCAGCAAAGATAGACTTTACTCTTGAGAACGGAGTATTGCTTACTGCTGCCATTACGCCGGCAACCCAATCAGTATCTCTCTTGATAAACTCAGGGGTTGTTGTGAGATTCTTAGCATCCGGGAAGAGATACTCGATTTCCTTGATGCCGTACTCGTCAGCGTGCTGAAGAACACTTTCCTTAAGACTTCCGAAACGCTTACCGTCGGCAATGATAGTTTCCATTTCCGAATGAGTAAGAGTGTCTCTCTGTGCAACAGGACCGTTTTCTTCGAATACGTTATGTGTCATTTCTAAATTTCCTCCTTCAATAGCTGAGTGCTTCACGTCGGAATCATCAGTCTTTGTTTTATTGTCAGAACCGCCTTTTCCTTCTTCGAGAGCCATTCCGATAATTGCATAGACTGCATCTTTTTGCTCGTCAGTCAAAGTATCGAAAATTTCTCCAATAGTCTTTTCTCCAGACTTGGGTTCCTTATTAGCATCTGCCACTTTACCATCGTCTCCTTCTTCAGTTTTGTCTGCATGCTCCAGACTAAGATCTTCACCTGTATAGATGATTGCTTCCTTAATGTCTGATCCATCGCCATGTTCAAGACTAGGGCAATCGATCATAGCTCCAGGGTTTGCGCCAGCAAGAACCAAGGAGACTTCTCTGATATGTCCATGAAGAACGTCTCCACTTCCACTCTGAGTAAGCTGATTAGCATAAATACTCAAAGAAGCGATGTCTCCATGTTCAACTCGGATCTTGGCATCCTGTGCTTCATCGCTATTGTTAAATGAGCAATAGGCATAGACGCCATTATCCTTGTTCTGCAAAAGAGCGTGTCCAAGAACATTTGATGGACTATCATGAAGGTGCTGCCATACAAGCGGCACGACCTGACCGTCATCGTCTTTGAACGCGTTTCTACGAATGGTTCTTCCATCAGAGCACTTCAAGTCATTTTTGGTAGCCCATCCGCTGAAATCAAATTTCATTTTGATTTTCCTCCTCTTCATTGTTTTCTGAATCAGATTCCTGTTTAGCGTCAGTGCTCTGATTTAGATTCTTGTTTCGTAGCTCATCTGCTGCTGGATCACTCGACGGCTTATAACCGATAATGGCTCTAACTTCATTAGAAGAAAGAATCTCATTTCGAGTAAGTTTGTCCGAAATGTCAGCAATCTGAGACGTTGGCACGAGCTTGAACGGATCTTTAAAGAAGAAGATTGTCTGACCCTGAGTTCGTGCAGTTTTGGTTAAGAACTTTCTCTTAAATTCATCAGTGATGGCAGATAAGATTGGTTCTATTGTGCGATTGTGGTAGTTGAGCATTTCCTGTTCGGTAGCCGTTCCATTGATGATAGCTTCGGTAACGCCCAACTGACTGTACAGCATGTTTGTTAGATACTGGATCTGACTCATAAGATTGTTTTCGGCAGCTCTGTTCAACTGAGTTACATGCTCGGTGGCATCGGTGTATACTATTCCGTATTTAGAATTGTATAACTGATCTTCAATGTCTTTTTTACGCTGCTCAGCTAACTTACGCTGTGCTGGAGTTTTGACCGCATATGGCACCTGTATAATCAAATCAAGCTTACTACTTCCGCTTTGTTCGTCGATCGCATCTAGCAAGTTAAGTTTTCTTATAAGTCGTTTTGCCGTGGAGTTTGGTTCATTCATTATTGAGTAAAGCGGATTCTCAATAATAGCCACCTGGCTCTTTGGCAGAGTTAAATCCTCTTTTTTTCCAGTTCGCTCATTGTATAGTCTAACTTTTACATGAGCAGGATACCAAGCCAGAATTTTTCCTACACGCATACTTAAGATGTTGTAAGAATCGGTCTTGTTTGGATCCATGCTAGTATCAATTGGAACTACTGCTATACATCCTTCATCGCACAATGTTAAAACTATATCCTGAACAAATGCTCGACCAGTCTGATCGATATTTGCTTCGGTAGTTAAAACATTATTTAATCCAGAATCAATGTCTTCCATATAATTTCCGTTCTCATTGATTCGAGCATGCCGTATAGAAATAGCCGCTACATCAATGGAGATTCGGTTGTATATGGAGTTTATTATTGATCGCTCATTACCAAGAGTCAACCTAGGTCTATCTGGTCTATAGCTACTTATAGATCCGAGATTCTGATAATCGTATGCCTGAGGTTCCTCGTTTTTAAAAGCATTCCAAGCATTCTTTATTCGACTACCTAAAGTAAAGTCTTTTGGCATATCTTCCTCCTTTAATGGAACTAATTCCATTTTGATTTCTACAAAATTACATGAACATGTCTGTATGTGCTTTATAGGCTACATAAGCGTCCATTAAAGCGGATACATTATCGATCTTTTGATCGCGTCGTTTTTTAAGAAGCTTTCTGTTACCGTTGGTATCTTCAAGCGTTATGCAGTTTCCCATAGTATAGCTGAAAAGCTCCTGATCGAACAATAGCATTCTTTCTTCGGCTAGAGTTTTCAATTCTCCTAAAGGAACCGATTCGGTCTTAGCTCCTTGAATTACCTTTTCTATTCCGAATGGACCATTTTCGGCTTCCCATCGCTCGACGAATGCTTTTGCGTTATAAGGGTCAAATCCGAAGCATCGAACGTCATATCCAGAATCAAGAATGTGTCTGTCAAGATCTTCGTAAACTTCAGTCATGTTTAAAACTGTTCCGTCAAGAACAATCAGACTTCCTTCATTGATGAATTGTTCATACTTTATTCTAGCAGCAGCAGGAAGTTTCATAAGTGTTAAAGACGTTATGTAACTTCTAGCTTTTATGCCAAAAGAGCCATTAACCAAAGGAAACAGGAACGTAAATGCACAGAAATCATCTCCTTGTGAAAGATCTCCACCCAAAGAACATGGCATAGACCAAAAGTCTCGTT